GACCTAGAAGACACGATCAAGCAGAACGCCGAGGGACCGGAGTCGGCCGAGGTGGACGGCGTGAAGACCAAACAGCATTCGCTGAAGGACCAGATCGAAGCGGACAAGTACCTGGCCGGCAAGGACGCGGTCTCGAAGAATCCAGCCAAGGGCTTCACGCGAGTCAAGATCGTCCCGTCTGGAACGGTGTAGGCATGGGCTTCTGGCCTTTCTCAAGGCGTCCGAGGCGGACGGGCGGAATTGCCCGAACGCTGATCGTCCGCGCGAAGTTCGACTCGGCCCAGACCAACGCGGACAATCGCCGCCACTGGGCCAATGCCGACGGCCTGTCGGCCGACGCGGCAGCGAACCCGGATATCCGTCGCACGCTTCGCAACCGCGCTCGCTATGAGGTCGCGAACAACTCCTACGCTCGCGGGATCGTGCTGACGCTGGCGAACGACGTGATCGGGACCGGCCCGCAGCTTCAGATGCTCACCGACGACGCGGAGATCAACCGGCAGGTCGAGGCCGAATTCGCCGGGTGGGCGAAGGCCGTGGACCTGCCCGGCAAGCTTCGCACCATGCGGATGGCGCGGGCGCAGGACGGCGAGGCCTTCGCGGTCCTGTTCTCCAACGAGAAGCTGGACTCGCCCGTCAAGCTGGACCTGAAACTCCTCGAGGCTGACCAGGTCGCCACCCCGTCGGTGAAGGTCCGGCAGGACGCCAACGCCGTGGACGGCATCGTCTTCGACACCTTCGGCAACCCCGTCGAGTACCACGTCCTGAAGTCCCATCCCGGCAGCGGTGTTGCCATCGCACTCGACTACGAGAGAGTGCCGGCCGAAGGTGCGATCCACTGGTTCCGGGCGGACCGACCCGGCCAGCGCCGCGGCCTGCCCGACATCCTGCCGGCGTTGCCCCTGTTCGCGCAGCTGCGGAGGTACACGCTCGCGGTGATTGCGGCGGCTGAAAGTGCGGCCAACATTGCGGTACTGATGAAGACCAACGCCCCGGCAGGCGGGGAGGCGGCGGAAGTCGAGCCCATGACGGAGATGGAGTTCTCGCCGAACATGGCCATCTTCACGCCGGAGGGCTGGGAGCCCTCGCAGGTCAAGGCCGAGCAGCCGGCGACCACGTACGACATGTTCAAGCGGGAGATCCTCAACGAGATCGCCCGCTGCCTGAACATGCCGTACAACATCGCCGCCTGCAATTCGTCGGGCTACAACTACGCCTCGGGGCGCCTGGATCACCAGACCTACTTCAAGAACATCCGCGTCGAGCAGTCGCACATCGAGGCGGTCGTTCTGAACCGCATTCTTACCGCGTGGATCGCCGAGGCCGTGAAGGTTCTCGGGCTCGAGGAACTGGAGGATGCATCCCACCAGTGGTTCTGGGAAGGCCACGAGCACGTCGACCCGGCCAAGGAGGCCAACGCCCAGGCCACCCGCCTGTCCAGCAATACCACCACGCTGGCGGCCGAGTATGCCCGCCAGGGCAAGGACTGGGAAACCGAACTACGCCAGCGGGCCAAGGAAATGGTGCTGATGAAGGAATTGGGGCTGTCCCAGGCGGACACGTTGCCCGCCTCGCGGCATACATCAGAAGAGGAAGACGACGATGAAGCAGAGCAAGACAGATCCGAAGCTGCCTGAGCAGCTTCAACTCACGGCCCAGATGGAGATCCTCGCCGCCGAGGGCGGCGACGGCAAGCCCGCACTGCCGCGTTTCAGCATGGTCGCCTACACGGGCGGGCCGATGCGGATCGCCGCCTGGCGGTATCCCGTCATCGTGGACCTGGCCGGCCTGGCGATTCCCTCGCAGAGCCGGCCCATCCGTTTCGGGCACGACATGACCGCGGGCGTGGGGCATACCGACAGCATCCGCGTGACGGATGGCAAGCTCATTGCCGCGGGGGTGGTCTCGCGCGACACGCAGGCCGCCAAGGAGATCGTCGCCTCGGCCCGCAACGGCTTCCCGTGGCAGGCGAGCATCGGGGCGGCCGTGGAGCAGTTCGAGTTCGTCAAGGACAACCAGACCGTCCTGGTCAACGGTCGGGACTTCACCGGCCCCGTGAACGTCGTCCGCAAGGCGACGTTGGGCGAGATCAGTTTCGTGGACCTTGGGGCCGACGACAGCACGTCGGCCAGTGTGGCCGCAACGGCCAATCGGGAGAAGGACATCATGGACGAGAGCAACAGCGACAAGCAAAAAGACGCCCAGGGCGGAACCGGCAAGGAGACCCCCAAGGTCGAGTCGCAGGCGCCGGTCGGCACGGAGGCCGGCCCGCCCGCGCCGCCGGTCGAGGACGTGCCCGACGTGGCTGCGCAGATGCGCGCCGACGCCGCGGCCGAACAGGAGCGGATCGCGGCCGTCCGGAAGGTCTGCAGCGACCAGCACGCCGAGATTGCCGCGAAGGCCATCAAGGAAGGCTGGGACGTGACGCGCACGGAGTTGGAGGTGCTGCGCGCCGACCGGCCTAAGGCGCCGGCCGCGCACGTGCCGGACAACTCCATGACCGGCGCGGTCCTCGAGGCCGCGTGCATGCTGACCGCCGGGCTGACCGACGTGGAGAAGCTCCACGACGGGAAGACCCTCGACGCGGCTTCGAAGCGATACCGCGGCGGCATCGGGCTGCAGGAGCTGTTGCTGGAGGCTGCGTGGGCCAACGGCTACACGGGGCGGAACTTCCGCGACAGCCGCTCGGTCCTGCGCTACGCCTTCCGCCCCGACATCCAGGCCGCCTTCTCGACCATCGACATCGGCGGGATCCTCTCCAACGTCGCCAACAAGTTCCTCCTGGAGGGCTTCTTCAGCGTCGAGCGGACGTGGCGGAACATCTGCGCCGTCCGGAACGTCTCGGACTTCAAAACCGTCACGAGCTACCGGCTGATCGGCAAGGACCAGTACGAGATCGTCGCCCCCGGCGGGGAACTCAAGCACGGCACGCTCGGCGAGGAGAGCTACACCAACAAGGCCGACACGTACGGCCTGCTGCTCTCGGTCGACCGGCGTGACATCATCAACGACGACCTCGGCGCAATCACGACCGTGCCGCGGAAGCTCGGTCGAGGCAGCGGACTGAAGATCAACGACGTGTTCTGGACGGTCTTCCTGGACAACAGCGCGTTCTTCAAGACGGCCAACAGCAACTACATCGAGGGCGCCGCGACGGCCCTGAGCATCGACGGGCTGACGGCGGCCGAGGTCGCCTTCGCTGATCAGGTGGACTCGGACGGCAAGCCCATCGGCATTCAGCCGGCGGTGATCCTCGTGCCCACGGCCCTCAGCGCCGTCGGCACGATGCTCTACAAGTCGCTGGAGATCCGCGACACGACGGCGTCGACGAAGTACCCCGTCGCCAACCCGCACCAGAACAAGTTCCGGGCCGAGGTCAGCCGGTACCTGTCCAACAGCAGCTACACCGGCAACAGCGCCGCGGCTTGGTACCTGCTGGCCGATCCGCAGGACCTGCCGGTGATCGAGGTGGCGTTCCTCAACGGCCAGGAGAGCCCGACCATCGAGACGGCCGAGGCGGATTTCAATGTGCTCGGCGTGCAGATGCGCGGATACCACGACTTCGGCGTGGCTCTCCAGGACCCCAAGGGCGGCGTGAAGAGTAAGGGCGAGGCATAGCGCCGGCAACCGGCAATAGGAGAATTGACTGATGGCACAGGCAACGTTCATTCAAGGCGGAGCGGCAATCGATTACACGCCCGGCAGTGCCGTGGCGACCGGGGACATCGTGGTCCTCAGCGGCCTGATCGGCATCGCCAAGCAGCCCATCGCGGCCAGCGCCCTCGGGGCATTGGCCGTTACGGGCATCTTCGACGTGGTCAAGGCCCAGGAGGCCTTCGCCACCGTCGGGGGCAAGGTCTACTGGGACGCCGATGGCGATCCCTACGGCGGAACGGCAGGCAGCGGCGCCGCGACGGCGACGGCCTCGGGCAACACGTTCCTGGGTTTCGTGCTGGTTGCGGCCGCCGAGACGGGCTCGACGGTGCGCGTCCTGCTCGTCCCGTCCGCTGCCGCGGCCGAAACGCTGGGCCTCGGGGACCTCTCCGATGTGGGAGCGGTGCTCTACACGGCCGGGCGGATCCTCGTCGCCGACGGCGACAGCTTCGAGGACGTGGCCGTATCCGGCGATGCGACGCTGGCTGCCGACGGCACGCTGACGCTCAACGACGCCCACGCCGAGCAGCTGGCGATCATCCGCGTCGAGGACCTCGCCGCCGGGGCCGACATCAGTGCCCGGCCAGTGTTCGTCCATCCCCGTGCGGTGACGCTCGTGTCGGTCGGCATCCTGACCGAGGGCGCCCCGGCGGATGTGGACGACTCCAACACGGCCGTCGTGGCCCTGGCCGACGACGGGAGCAACGAGATCGTTTCCAAGACGTACGACACGGGCACCCAGCCGCCCAGCAGCGACTACGAGGATCTCGGCACACCGGACGCGACGCACAAGGTCCTCGCGGCCGCCGAGCACGTGACGCTCTCGGTGACGCAGGGAACCACGGCGGACCTGCCGGCGTTCTCCGTGATCCTGCGGTACATCCCGACCAACGCGGCGTAGCGGGTGAGCGATGACGGATGTGCTCCAGCAAGGTTCGGCGTGGCTGGATGAGCAGCGGATCGCGCACATGTCACGGACGGTCGAGTACGTCCGCGACGCGCTGTCCGTGGACGTCTCAGCGGCGATCGGTCGGACGGTCTTCGAGGTCGCCGACGCCCACGGGATCATCGAGCGGGTCGAGTCGCGGGACTTCCTGATCCCGACCGAGCACTTGGTCCTGGCGGATGCCGAGACGCTGCCGCATCGCGGCGACCGGATTCGCGAGACGGCCGGCGGGAGCGTGTACGTCTACGAGGTCATGGCGCCCGGGACCGAGCCGCCCTGGCGATACTCGGACCAGGCAATACGACTGGCTGCAGAAGCAACTTAGCGCGGCCGTCCATTCATCACCCCTGGCGCTAACGTCAGGTGATGTCGGTATCCGCGGCACGCACCTAGTGACTTGGGCCTGGGAACTGTCAATCCAACTGCTCGGGGAAGTGACCAAAGCAACTGGGCTGGAGCTAACTGAGGAGGAAACCGCGTTGATCGAGGGGATGTCTGGCCAGCTGTTGCTCGGTAAACCCGAGTTCTAGGCTTCTGGCACGGATGCGAACGTAAGTGCAGTCCCGGCGAGTTAGCAGGCTTGCTCACTATTGACGTTTTGGGGTGCGACCATACCTGTCATGGGGGTCGGTTAGCATACACATGGTTGAGGGGAACGGTTCAGTGAGAGCGACGTGAGCGACGGCCGCTGCCGAGCCGGTCAATCTCGGGTTTCTCAGGCGAAAGGAGAATGAGCATGACGACGATTGCCGAAACAGTCCGTGCGTTCATAGAGAAAACCGGGTGGCACTACGAGGGCCCGGAGGACGACCACATCATGGCGTTGGTCCCCGGCGAGCACGGCCAGTGGAAACTGCACGCCAGTTGGAACGGTGATGAGCGTACCTTCATCTGCCGCTCGGTCGTCGCATTCGACATGCCGGCTGACCGGATTGCTGCGGCGGCTGAATACATCACGCGGGCAAACTTCGGGCTGACCCTCGGCAACTTTGAGATGAACTGCGACGATGGGATGGTGTTACTCCGGACGAGCATCCCGCTGGAAGAGGATGAGCTTCCCCG